CCCGGTGGCGCGCAGTTTGGTATTAGCTATAAGCATGTAGAAGCCATGGCAGAGTTTGACCCCAAACATATCGAAAACATTGTTACTGAGTTTGAGAAAACAATGTTAGACTTTCTAGAAAATTCTCCGGATGCGTTTGAAGACCCTAAAACAGGAGAGTATGGCCCATTTTCTGGTAAAGATAGCAAAGCAAAGATGGATAGGGTCAGGGCTGTCTGGGAGGCTCAGGTCAAAAAAGCAACAGACGAACTTAGCAATAGACTTGATGAAGCTGCTTCAGAATTTAAGAAAGACCTGTCTGATATTATTAATCAGGTTGAAGATGGCCTACATAGTGGAAACTACCACCCCGCGTGGGATATTAAGTAAGCATGAGTAATAGTAAGACATATGGATTAAAGGTGGGTGATCTTGTTATGTGGAATAAGATGGCTCCCGGTCGCAGAGATCTACATGCATGTGGGCTTATTACTGAAAATCGTGGAGATGGAAACGTCTCTGTACTAATAGAAAACCAAACGTTTGATGTTTCATGGAACCAGGTCATCCTTGTCATTCCTCCTTCTAATAACATACGTGAGACTGTCTATGAAGCTTAAAGACTCCATACTGCAAGAGATCGTTGCCAAGACAGCTAAACTACTATGTGAGTATGAGCAGTACGTTGACGAAGATGGAAACATATGGGATGATGAAGGTAATGTCACCAGGCGAGGAAAAAGCTTTGGTAGACAATATGGTGGGGGAACATACGGAACTAATGCACCATGGAGAGGTCGATCATCAAAGCCTCGTCGGACGTCGTATGTGGGTGCGTCCGCTAATGCAGATCAGATCAAGGCTGTTGAAGATGCCTTGGCAGCTAAGCCTAATAACTTCCTAACTTCTATTCTTAATCAGCTCAGAGCCGGCCGGGGATTATCAGGAAAGCAAAAGGGAATTGTTAAGAGGATCATCAAAAAACATGATCCTAGTGCCGCGGCTCTGTTTGAGGGTAGTGTTGCATCCGATGAGCAACTATTAAGAGCCTTAATACAAATTAAGCTTCGAAAAACTAGCACCTAACTAGCCTACTCCATACTTATACTCGTGGTCATTGCATCATCGCATGCTTCTACCTACGCGTTCAGTCAGTTCAAGTTTAAGTCTACTAAATGACAAACTTTAAGGTGGGTATAATGAGCGATGATAATGGAAATGGTAAGGTTGCAACGGCAAAGTTAGAGATGAGCCTTGAGGCAACTCGATCCTGGATGCAAGGTTTAGATGATAAGCTAACTAAGACACAATCTGGTATGATTGATCTTTGTACTGATGTTAAGTTGGTATTAGATCGACTTGACACACTGGGGTCAAACGTCAAAAAAAATATAGAAGATGTTGAGCTACTCGAAAAGAAAGTTCTAGCAATTGAAACGAATCTTCGAATAACAGGTATCTATCCTAATGCACATAAGTGGGTAGAGGCTAGCCATGATATGGTACTAATAAAAGAACAAGTTGAACGATGGAAAAAGCTGACTTATCTTCTTACTGCATCAACAGTCGGGATGGCACTTAAGTTCTTTTTTGAAATGGTATCCGGTACCTAAAAAAATATTTCCCTAAGGGATGTACATATAAGATTTTATGCTTATATTAGTCTTGGTAAATTTGTTGGCCATCATGTTGGTGGTTCACATGCTTTGATAATATAGGAGAAAATTAATATGAGCAGCCTTATTCCTTTTAGTCGCTTTGGTCGTCTTCCTCAATCCGGTGGGTTTGAAGACATGATTGATGCATTTTTTAACGAGCCCTTTAGACGGAACCTTTCCGCCTCGCTCACAACCGTTCCACCTGCAAATGTGTGGAGTAATGAAGCCGGATATAGTATCCAACTGGCCGCGCCTGGATATAGCCGTGATGACTTCAAGCTTTCTGCTGAGAGTGGTACCCTAACTATTACACTCTCAAATGATGCAAATACTACAACACCTACTGACAGCACTGTTGTACGTACAGAGTATACATATTCTGAGTTTACTCGATCTTGGTCACTCCCACAGGGCGTGAACATTAGTCAGATCAGTGCACGTTATGATGCCGGGATCCTGACTATCGACGTACCCGTCGAAGGCAAAAGCGCCTCAAGCGTAGTGATTGACGTTCAGTAGCCACACTTTTTTAATAGCTAAGTAACAAATCACGGAGAGGGTTCGGCATTAATTTGTCGGACCTTCTTTTTTTTATGTTGACAATCCTATTTATAAATTGAGTTGCGTTTTGTTCCGTTAAGTTGTGTGTGCATACTAAAAACAACAATTTCGGAGAAATAAAATGTGCGAAAAATTTAGAATATGGATTAGTAAACGAAGGCCATGGATGTTTGAAAACCATTGGCTACCCGGGTTTTTATCTCACTTTGCACCCATTAATATATGGGCCATTAGTGCAGGACCTTTTGTATTTTGCAAGGGTGAAATGTCCGAGTCAACAAAGCAACATGAAACAATTCATTACCACCAACAATTAGAGTTATTATTTCTAGGGCAGTGGATCCTATATGGTGCATTCTGGTTACAAGGACTATGGGAATATAGAAAATATGCAAACAGAGGTGCAAAAGCATATCGTGAAAACCCATTTGAACGAGAAGCATATGACAAAGAAAAAGAAGAAGATTACCTTAGTCATAGAAGCCTTTATAGCTGGACAAAATACCAATATTAATACTCTCTTTCGAAATAAAGGGTAGTTATTTGCTCTGATGTATACTTAAACATGCTACCGATGATTTGTCGGGCGTTCATGTTAAGTTGAGTTATATTTCAGGCGAGTTAGGTTTAAGAATGGTTACTTTTTTAGTTAGAGTATCGTTATGTGTCGTGCATCTTATGATTATGGGATTAGTGCTTGTGGGTTGTAGTACACACAATCGTAGCTTAGTGAAGCAACAAAACTTGCCACCAGTCGTGGGCCAAGTGGATATTAAAGATGTCTCAGAGACATCTGAAGATGTTAATGCTAAACAGTTTGAGCATATACCTTTTATAAAATCAAATGATGCTGAGACCAGCCCTCGTTACGTGCATAAGTTGCTAGTTCGTTTAGGGGATGGTCAATTTCGTATTATCATATTAGAGGATAACGAAGCTGCTGGTTCATTAACAACTGATTTTTTACAACACTAAACATTTATAATAAACAATTCGCGAACTCCCATGATAGTTATCTACATGGGAGTTTGTTGTGTTTGGATGGTTCAAAAAACGTCAGGAAAAAAAACGTATCGACAAAGCCGAGTGGAAGCGTGCAATCTATCGGCATGCCCAAACACGCTTACTTCAAGTAAAAAGAATCATGGATGCTGAGGGCGATATCGCCGGATCCAGAAAAATACAAGGTGCTTTATTGACAACAATTATTGCATGTAATAGAAACGTAAAGGGAGTAAGAGATGAAGACTGAAATACTTCTACGTAAACTTATTAGGGAAGAGATAGGTCGGAACTACCATACAATTGATACTGATCCTTATTCATATGAAGACTATCCTGGCATCAATATAGAGGTATATCCATCTAATAGGGGCCAATCTTTTGAAGCCCAGGTTACATGTGACTTTGACGATTCTCTTTCAACACCAAAACGTGCATTTAGTACTCAAGAAGATGCTGAGAATTTTATTCGGCAACACGTTGAAAAAATAAACAGGAACAGATTGGGCCGGAACATTGAGGTCTGACCTGGTATAATTTATTTATGGCCAAGAAGAAGCCTAAAATTACCAGAAAGCCCTTAGGCCCGCAAGAATACAAAGAATGGAAAGTGGGTCAAAAAGTATATTGTATTCGTCATCCGGATGATAAATTTGGATACGGTCGAATAACGATGATCCACTTAGAAGACACTAGCGGAGATCCTTGTTTTACTTTTATGTGTGAAGTATGTGGCCAGTACCGGCTAGCACTATTTGATAAGATTATTGAAAAGCCAACAAAGGCACAGGTTAACAAGGCAAAAAGGGGTACCGGTTAGATAGCACCCACAATCTTTTGAACATCCTCTAGCCTAACACCTATACCCATATGGTTAAATCCCCTATGTGACATAACAATGATGCTAATAATCTCACCGTTGTATAGCACTGGGGATCCAGAACTGCCGCCGGCAACCGGGACAGTATAGATACTATAGTTTTGACTATTGTGACTATCAACACCAGCATAGGAACCACTAAATCGTAATGTCATTCCTGGTGCCCATATCCCTAGAGGGGCTGCCATATTTTGAACTGTGGTACCGGGTGGTGGTTCATTTTGTGCAATAGGCACGGCAAGGCCCCATATACCTGATGTCTCTACAATGCATGTATCAGCAATGACATTAAAAGCTGCCACTGTCGAATTATGCTCACCACCTGCATAATCATGTATAATAACCTGAGGTGTATATTCTACTGTTAATGTATGGGTGGGAAATTCCATAACAATTTCAGTACTATTACCTGATCCCCCCGGGGAATTTGAGTCTAAACAAACATGTGCAGCTGTTAAAATATATGTTGAGCTTTCTTTATGCCTTACAATTGTTCCAGATCCAATGGATTGTGGCAAAACAAACGGCAGCATTCCCCCCATTGACCGGAGCATATTACATTCTGCTTCACCTATAAGATCCTTATCTTTTGCCACACAATCTAAAAGCTTTAGATTGCCAGTCTGTTCTACTAATACAAATGATTCAACCGGGATAACTCCAGGACCTGTTTTAGTAAATAATAAAGATGATCCGGCCGGGATATTACCGGTGATGATGCTGATGTTAAGTAGTGCAATTAGTAGTACGTTAAGTATTAATACGGCATACAACGATGAGGTTATCGTGTCGACTAGTTTGGCGTATTTAGACTTTTTCTCCATGCACTAGCTCATTTTTCTTAGACCATTTGATTAAACTGTCTATTACTAATTATAGGCTCGCGGGTCGCCCGCAATAAAGATATTAGAAATGTACATGTTAAGCCAACACAAGTATTATTCATTTGGAGTTTAGCTATTAAGGATATTCATGACCTCTGAAGCAAAAAAGATCGTTCTTTTTGATATGGATGGGACATTGACCCCTCCTAGAAAACCAATGGAGGAAAAAATCATTCCAGTTTTGGCGTCATTGACAAAACATGCGCGCATAGGAATTGTAACAGGTAGTGGGTTTGACTATATTAATGAACAATGCTCAGAACTATGGAATTCACCACTAATCGATCCTACTATGTTGACCCTTTTGCCATGTAACGGTACACAACGGTATGAGTGGAATGCTAAAGATAAAAGCTGGGATCACATGTTCACTATCAGTATGAAAGAAGAGCTCGGCCTTTTGTCTTATAAGAAACTAACCAGGTCAATCTTAGAGCTTCAATCAAAGATCGCAAACACAAATCTAGACCTTCCATTGTCAGGTACATTTCTACAATACCGAGGCAGCTTATTGAATTGGTGTATGATGGGTCGCGACTTTACAGATGACGAAAGAAATATATTCATTGCCATGGATGAGGGTAGCAGACTTAGAAAAGATCTACTACAACGGCTGCGGCGGTCACTGGGCCGCAAAAAGGTACGAGAGATAACTGCAGTCTTAGGTGGCCAATGCTCGATTGATATTTACCCGACCGGGTGGGACAAAACTTATGCACTTAAGCATTTTAGTGATTATCAAAAAATCTGGTTTTTGGGTGATAGGTGTCAAGCCGGCGGAAATGATCAGTTAATTTATGAAACGCTAAGGCCACTTGGCACATCCTTTGAAGTAGGAGGACCTGATGATACTATTCAGGTCATTCAAGAATTTGTTATTCCATCTATTACTGGAGATAAAAATGGACATTGAGCAAGAGCGTAGGTTATTGAGATCTGTTGGTGGAGGTTATGCTAGTAGAAGAAATACCGGTAACCTATTACCAGAAGAAACAACCATTGCCGGACAATTGGTTGCGCAACAACTTCTTAAGACAACAACATGTAGAGGCAGTGAATGGCTCGAACTAACTAACGATGGCCAAGCAAGACTATATTTCTTAAATGGTCTTGAACTTGGGGTGTAGCATAATTGGCAGTGCACTCGGCTGTTAACCGAGCGGTTGGTGGTTCGAGTCCACCCGCCCCAGGGGCTTATAAAGGAAAAATGATGAATCAATTTGATGGAGAGTTTGAAATCATGGACACAGTTCCAGATCAAGAAATAAAATATAGTACAATTGTTATCGATCCACCGTGGATGGAACGAGGCGGGGGTAAGATCAAACGAGGTGCCGATAAGCATTATGAGTTGTTAGATACCCCGGGGATTGTGCGCACAGTCATTCAATCCCCTATTTGGGATAATGTGGATGAACATGCACATATGTACCTATGGGTCACTAACAGTTTTCTGCCCCATGGGCTCGAGGTAATGAAAGCTCTAGGTTTCCGTTATATCACTAACGTTGCGTGGGTCAAAAACCAGATTGGATTGGGTCAATATTTCCGAGGCAAACATGAGTTATGCCTATTTGGTACCCGCGGCAGAGGGGTGTTGCCCCGTACAGATGACCGGTCTATCCCATCAATAATTGAAGCGAAGAAGACTGGACACAGTCGAAAGCCGGATGCATTTTATAGAATGGTAGAAAAGCGAAGCCACGGCCCCTACGTTGATATGTTTTCACGTCAACGAAGAGATGGTTGGGCTGTTTGGGGAAATGATGTCGAGGATGAAGAGTAGAATAGGATTTACATGTGGCGCTTTTGATCTGTTACATGCAGGACATGCTCTTATGCTCGAAGAGGCCAAGTCTAGATGCAATTATCTAATTGTGGGGGTACAATCGGATCCAAGCATTGATCGGCCGGCGAAAAATAAACCTATTCAAACTTATGAAGAGCGGATCATAATGGTCAAAGCAATAAAGTTTGTTGATGAAGTTGTATCATATGACACAGAAGATGATCTTATTAAGTTATTGCAAGACTTAAATCCCGATGTTCGAATTCTTGGTGCTGATTGGGAGGGTAAGAACTTTACCGGACATAATCTTCCAATTGAGTGTTACTTCAATTCGAGGAACCATAACTGGTCAACATCTGATCTTCGAAAAAGAGTTTATGATGTCGAAAAATATTTTGGTACTGGATACGTTCCTAGCTCGATAACTTGAAAAACACCATACCCTGGTGTATAATATATCAAGGATGTGTGATATGCAATTTGACGTGAAGTCCATCTTTCCATACGGGGAGATTAGAGATGCCCAAAGTGAAGCTATTGATTTTGCTTTGGATGCATTTATAAATCAACAAAAGAAATTTGTTATCATCGAGGCCGGTACCGGTGTAGGGAAAAGTGCAATTGGTGTAACTTTATCAAGGTACATGGATGCATTGCCCACGCAGACGCCGGCTGGTGAGGAAGAACCATATAAACCAGGTGGTTATTTCTTAACAACTCAAAAGATCCTCCAGGAGCAATATGTCAAGGACTTTGCTAAACCAGCTGGAAAGATGTGCTCTATTAAATCATCGTCTAACTACACATGTTCCTTTAGTGGAAAGACTAATTGTGGTGAAGGACAAAGACTTCTAAAGGTTACTGAAAAGGGGACTCCTCAATGGAGGCACTGTGTTTTCAATTGTACATACAAAAATGCCAAAGATGATTTCCTAGCATCACCCGAAAGTATTACTAATTTCTCATATTTCTTGGCTGAGACAACATATGCTGGAAAGCTTAAGCCAAGAAACATGCTGGTGGTCGACGAGGCCCATAATGTAGAAACAGAACTCAGTAAGTTTATTGAGGTTGCAGTTACCGAACGGTTTGCAAAGTCAATGAAACTACAGATGCCTCATATTTCAACTCAACTACAGGCCATTGACTGGATTCGAAATGTATACGCACCTAAGATACGTGCGCACGTGAAACACGTCGAGAAAATGCTTGACAAATACACAGGCCTTAGAGAAAAACTCCAGGAATTTGCCAAGCTGGCAAAGCAGTATGATCTTTTAGATAAGCATGCATGCAAGATCCAGCGATTCTTAGACGTATATGACAGTGATAATTGGGTCTTTAACATGACCCCGGCCGATGGTAGATCTGGGCGGCGACTTGAATTCAAGCCTATTGACGTTGCACCATTTGCAGATGATATGGTTTTTAAGCAAGGAAAACATGTTGTCATGATGTCAGCCACCATTTTAGATAGAGACGCATTTTGTACTTTACTTGGGATCCCACGAGAACAAGTTGCATTTATCTCCATTCCGTCTCCCTTCCCAATAGAGCATCGACCAATTATGACTTTCCCTATTGGTAAGATGAGCGCAAAAGCAATTGATGATACTTTGCCCAAGCTAGCAGAAGCTGTTAAGACAATTATGGAACAACATAAAGATGAAAAGGGGATCATCCATTGTCACACATATAAGATTGCCAATTATCTTAAGAGGCATGTAAGAAGTAAGAGATTGTTAATTCATAATAGCGAAAATAGAGAAGCTATGTTGAATAGGCATATTAAGTCGACAACTCCAACAATATTACTTTCTCCGTCCATGACAGAAGGTATTGATCTTTATGATGAGCTTGGCAGGTTTCAGGTAATTTGTAAAGTTCCATATCCTTATCTTGGTGACAAGCTTGTGAAGAAGCGAATGCATAAATGGAGATGGTGGTACCCATTACAGACAGCAAAATCAATTGTGCAAGCAGTAGGGCGGAGCGTGAGAAGCATGGATGATCATGCAGTAACATACATTTTGGATAGTGATTGGGATTTCTTTTATAATAAGAATAAGATATTCTTTCCAAAAGGATTTTCAGATTGCTTAAAGTAGGTAACAATGCCAGGTAAAGTTATAAGTGATGTCTGGAAGCTCATGGATGACCTACAAGGGACGCATGGCAGAGACATATATGTAACCTCCGGTGGTTTTGACCCAATGCATGTAGGACACCTCAGGTGTATACAGGGAACCGTAGGGCTAGCCAATAATCCGGATGAATATCCCTCGAAGCATACGGGGATTGTTGTGGTCATTGTCAATGGAGATGGATTTTTAGAACGAAAAAAGGGTTATGCCTTCATGCCTCATGAGGAGCGCATGGAAATAATTGCTGGAATTGAGGGTGTTGATTACGTTGTGGGATGGGATGATGGAGGTCAGACGGTTACTGGTGCCATCGACATCATTCGCCCCAACTATTTCACCAAGGGAGGAGACAGGGTCAACGCAGACACAGTTCCAGAATTTAGACTTTGTGCCGATATCGGTTGTAAGGTCATATTTAATGTTGGAGGCGGGAAAGTCCAGTCTAGCAGTGAGCTAGTCGATTTTGCTTCTCGACATACTACGGATTATGGTACTTAAATTACATGTATTTGATTTTGATGATACTCTAGTTTCTTCTAACGCAATGGTCAGAGTAATACACGATGACGGCACAATAGAAGAACTGCCCAGCCACGAGTTTGCAACGTACGTCCCTCTTCCAGGTGATGACTTTGATTTTAATGACTTTGAGATATACCCGCCGGATGGCAAAATTCTATCCAATATGTTCAATAAAATGCTAGCTGCAATTCAACAATATGGGCAAGAGCATGTGGTAGTCTTATCTGCTCGAGGCAATGATGCTGTGATGCGCGATTTCCTTCAAGATAATGGACTAACGTATGATATTGAGATAGTCGGGGTAGGATCATCTGACCCCCAGGCTAAAGGGCGGTTTGTTAGAAACAAAGTAGCAAATGGTGGATACACTGAGGTTCATGTTTTTGATGATTCCAAAGCTAACGTGCAGGCCATTGGTGCAGCAGTGAAGAAAATGGATGGTGTCGAGTATTTTGGTACATTGGTCGAAACAAAGCAAGGATCAATGCTAAGAAAAACAATCCGTGGAATCATTAAGGAAATATTTTGTTGATCCTGGATATTTACTAATATCAAGGAGAATCTGATGTCACCAGAGCTTCACATACTTAGAGAATATATCCAAGAAGTTTGTGGTGGTGACGATGCAGATAAGATCTTAGACACAGCCGAGACGGCCCACCGGGGACAAACAAGGCGATCCGGTGAACCATACATAGATCATCCTGTTGCAGTAGCAAATATCATAAAGCAATATTATCCTGGGGAAAGATTGCTATGTACAGCCGCCCTATTACATGATGCGCTGGAAGATGCTATTGATAATGGCAACTATAAAGATGAAGAGGAATTAGTGGGCGCCATCCAGGGATCTTACACAAATTCCAGTGAGGGGCAAGAAGTGCTTAGCATTGTTTATGCCTTGACACATGGTGAAAGTACACCTTACCTAGAATATGTTTTAGCTTTAGCCAGTAATCCTGGAGCACTTAAGGTTAAGCTAGCAGATATGCTTCACAACCTCAGCTCAAACCCCTCACCCAAACAAATTACAAAATATGGTGGGGCAATCATGGCATTACAAGATGCATTTGGATCCCCCCCTGAGGGAATTAGCCATGATCATTGGGCTGCATTAAAAGAACTAATCAATGAAGATCAAGTTACTTAGGGAAATAATTCAAATGATTTTGACCGATCAAGGAAACAAGGTGGTACCTGGCGCAGGGATAATCATTGTGCGTAAATTTGATAACGGGTGGAAAGTTCTTGGCTTAAAAAAAGATGGAGTATATGATATCCCTAAAGGTGGGATCGATCCTGGGGAATCAACACTACATACAGCACTTCGAGAAACAAAAGAAGAAGCCGGAATTCAAAACCCTAAGTTTACCTGGGGACTCAAGACAAATGTCAACTCTGAACTAACGACGTATCTTGCAGAGACGAATGAGGATCCTTTTATTTCTCCCAATCCAGAAACAGGAATATTAGAACATGATTCCGCACACTGGTTGGAGTGGAATGAGCTATACAATAATACATTAGACTTTGTCCAGCCGGCAGTTAGCTGGGCAAAAGGAATTGTAGAAAGAACAAAATAGTTCACGTTCGACCAATTGCTGGGTACTTTTATATTTAGATAATGATACTGGATTTACAGTACTCTGCTTAATGAGAATAGTTATAAACATGTCTGTTTTCAAAGAACATAGAACGTCCGCCGACCGATCAGCTTCTGATCGGGGTCGACATAAGCATAAAATTGAGGAAGCGATTCGTGAGGGGATATATCACGTCATTGCTGATGAGTCTATAATTGGGAAAGACGGAACAAAAAAGGTTAGGATACCTGTTCGGGGAATTAAAGAATACCAATTTGTATACGGTGATAATGAGCAGAGTAAAAAAGTAGGAAGCGCAACTGGCAAAAATATTAAGCGTGGTCAGCAGGTTGGTCCATCCCCCCAGAAAAAAGATAAAGGTGAGGGTAACCAGCCAGGAAACGAAAAGGGTGTTGAATACTATGAGGTAGAGATTACCCTAGAAGAACTAGCATATTATCTATTTGAAAGCCTGGAATTGCCAGAGCTTGAAAAAAAGCAAATGAAAAAAATCATGTCTGAAAAAATGAAGAGGCATGGTTATCGTGAGTTTGGAATCCGGCCGCGGCTGGACAAAAAGAAAACACTTAAAAAGAAGCTACGTAGAAAGGCAGCTGCCAAAAGAGCCGGAACGTTTGCAGACGGTGAAGATGATCGGTTCCCTTTTCATACTGATGATCTAAAATATAAGCATATAAAAAATACAATCCAGGAAACTAGCAATGCCGTTGTATTTTTTGTAATGGACATATCTGGTTCAATGACAACACAGAAGAAATTTCTTGCAAGAAGCTTCTACTTTCTACTGTACCAATTCTTAAATTACCGATATGAAAATGTTGATCTGGTATTTGTAGCCCATGACACACAGGCATATGAGGTTACAGAAGAACAATTTTTCAAGCGTGGCGCTGGCGGGGGCACCTTGGCCTCTTCTTCAATTGAAATGGTTTTGGATATTATTAATGAAAGATACCCAACAGACGTTTGGAACATATATACATTTCACTGTTCTGATGGGGACAACTGGCCAGAAGATATGGACAACCTTATGTTCTGCTCAGGTAAACTAAAAGAGCTAACCCAGTTATATTGTTATTGTGAGATTGAACCAAATGAAGAGCGCATGCGGTGGCTGATGGATGAAGGTTCAAAAATATCAAATGCATACGTCGGATTGAATGATGATAAGTTTAAGATTGTTAAAATTCAGGAGCCAGGTGATATTTGGCCGGCTTTCCAAGATCTGTTTGGGGGGAAACTGGGGTTATAATGTCTGATTGGAACTTTGATTTATTAGAAGAGTGGGACAAGAAAATACATGACCTTGCATTGAGCTTTGGCCTAGACTGGTATCCTATTATCTACGAGGTTTGCGACTACTATCAGATGATAGGTCATATGTCATATCATGGGTTGCCCAGTCATTATTGCCATTGGTCATTTGGAAAGTCATTTGAAAGAACACACCAGCTTTATCAGGCAGGGATGGAAGGGTTACCTTATGAGCTAATCATTAACTCTGATCCGTCTATCGCATATCTGATGAAAGAAAATCCGGCATATATGCAAATTCTTATTATGTGCCACTGTGTTGGGCACTCTGATTTCTTTAAGAATAATAAGACATTTGAACATACTCGTCCAGAGACGACATGTACCAGGTTTCGAAATGCTAGAAAAAGAATTCAAGGATATATTGAAGATCCAAGTATAGGTGTCGACAAGGTTGAAAGAATCTTAGATGCATCACATGCAATAAAGTACCAGATCGACCGAAACTTGAAAAAACGACCATCCCATAAAGATCTAAAAGAAGAATATACTCGCCGGGTTAAAGAGGATGATCGGTATGAAAATTTTGATATTGAAAAAATCCCTTTAGAGCCAGACTATAATATACTTGGATTTATTATTGAGCACTCTAAAAGCCTCAAGGACTGGGAGAGGGACATTGTTGAAATCGTGCATAATGAATCTTTGTATTTTCTGCCACAGATTAAATCAAAGATTATGAATGAGGGATGGGCATCATTCTGGCACTATAGATTAATGCACGAGTTGGACCTTCCACAAGAATACCATATACCATTCATTAAAAGTCATAACCAGGTCATCAGGCCTCATATAGGGTCTCTAAACCCATACCATGTGGGGTTCTATATGTTCCAGAAGATTGAAGAGAGGTTTGGGCTTGATCAATGTTTCCTTGCGAGGGAAATAGGTCATGACGAGTCGTTTCTACGGGAATACTTAACAGAAGAGGATTGCAGAGAGCTTAATTTGTTTTCATATTCAAAGAAGAAAAGAGAAATTTCTACAATTGATGAAATATCCGATGGCGAGGGGTGGAAAAAAATCAAGAATGACCTTATCAAAAATGTAGGTGCTGGTACAATTCCCAAGATATATGTAGAATCTATAGAGGATGGAAACGTGTTAATACTGCAACATGAACATGATGGAAGAGATCTTGAACTAAATTATGCTGATGAGGTTGTAAAACACGTTGGCACTTTGTGGGGAGACGTCGTAAAACTTCTTACTGTAGTAGAGGAAGAACCGTGGGAAATTTGATGACAACGATATTTATTAGTACCCAATGTAGGGAGATTTGCAATGACAAGTAAGAAAAAATTCTTAGACTTGATCCAAAAGCAGCGTACAAAGCCAAAACCAGAAAAGTTTCAAGGTACTTTTCTAGAATATCTTGATATTGTTAGTAAGGATCCAGATGTTACTAAGTTAGCACATAAGAGATTATATGATACAATTCTTGATAGTGGCACAGGCCAAATGTCAGATAGCGAAAGAAATCATAAGTTGTTTGATGGTGAGAAGATCACAGTATATGATTATTTTGATGATGAGTTCTTTGGTGTAGAAAGAATAATTGCAAAGATCATGAGGTTTTTGAAATCTGCATCCCTTAGGGGCGAAGAGAGTCGACAGATCCTATTACTAATGGGCCCTGTTGGCGCAGGAAAATCCGCACTTACAGAACATATTAAAAAGGCCCTGGAGGGTAAAACATATTACTGTCTTGATGGTGACCCTCAGGGGGGTGAACCTCTCCACCTTATTCCTCGTTCATTAAGAAAAGAATTCGAAAAAATTCTAGGTACAAAAATTGAGGGTGACCTTAGTCCTGTGGCTAGACATAGATTGCTTGAAGAGTATGAGGGAACATATGAAAATTTTCCTGTCATTGAGAAAACGTTTTCGCAGCGGGCCCGTCGAGGAGTAGCATCTGTTCCACCAATGGATGCCAATAGCCAGGACGTCTCAGTACTAATCGGGTCTGAAGATATTTCTAAATTAGATCTTTATCCGGAAGATGACCCTAGGGTATTATCATTGAATGGTGCATTTAACGTTGGTAACCGCGGTATCGTGGAACTAATTGAGGTTTTCAAAAATGAAATTGAATTCCTTCACACAGTTATTACAGCAACACAGGAAAAGCGGATTCCGTCCCCTGGTAAAAATGCAATGATTTACTTTGATGGTGTTATTATTGCCCACTGTAATGAGGCTGAGTGGAATAGGTTTCGAGCAGAACATACTAACGAGGCAATCCTTGATCGTGTCGTGAAGATCAATGTTCCTTACGTCCTTGAGCTCAATAAAGAAATGATGATCTATGAAAAGATACTATCTCGGTCAGACTTTGACGCACATATCGCGCCGCATACGATAAAGATAGCATCAATGTTTTCAGTCATGTCCCGTCTTAAGGCATCACAAAAATGTGATCTTCTTACAAAGATGAAAATCTATAATGGTGAAGATGTAATTGAAAAGGGCCGAGTTAAGAAAATTGATATCCAAGACCTTCGTGAGGAATCAAATAAAGAAGGTATGGAAGGAATATCCACCAGATTTATTATGAAGTCAATTGATAATGCATTATCTGATGCTGGTGAAAAGAATATGATAACGCCTGTCTCAGTTATGAAAACTCTAACGAAACAAACAAAAGAACAGATTATTAAAGAAGATGAACGGGAACAGTATCTGGAAATTATGCAAGGTGTCCGGGAAGAATACCTTAAGATTCTTGAGACAGAAATTGCAAAAGCTTTTGTTACTGCTTATGAAGAGCAAGCACAGGCATTATTTGATACATACCTCGACAATGCAGAAGCATTTACAACTAGACAAAAACTAAAAGATCGAATCACCTCTGAAGAACGTGAGCCTGATGAAGAGTTTATGAGATCTATTGAAGAACAAATTGGCATCATCGGTTCTAGTAGGGATGGATTCCGAAGTGACGTTACTGCTTATATGTTTGCTAAGATGCGGCGGAAAGAAACTGTCGACTTTAGAAGTTATGAGCCGCTCAAGGAAGCTATTGAGAGTTACTTGATCTCTAGTGTCAAGGACATGGCCAGAATCGTAACAAAATCACAGGTTCGAGATGATGATCAGCAGGAAAAATATTCTGATATGGTTCAGGTCATGATCGATGAGTATGGATATACAGCTACCTCTGCAGAAGAAGTACTTCGGTATGCATCCAATAATCTATGGCGTGATGGATAATTCATAAACTATACTTTTCTTTGTACAGCGTTATTATAGTTGTATAAAGGATGAGGTATATTATGAAAACCCCAGGAACAAGTGATTGGTTAATCATTGGCTCAATTGTCATGTGGTGTGTAGGTGTGGTGTGGTATATACCCACCGTCTATGCATGCTGTGGACTAATTGGTAAGACAATGGAAAAAGCATTAGAGATGCAGCGACATAAGGATACTGTCGAAGCAATGGAAAAGTTTGCAGAAAAATTTACTAGTCGGCCGAGTGGAGGTGCAGATATGAGTGATGCACTAAAGAGCGTGCAGAATCTAGTTAATTTGTTCGACACCGGCAAAGATCCTAGAACACCAAACTAATCTATGCTAGCCAGTAATGCAAAACCTGCATACATAACGCTAATAGAAAATTCTGATGCTGGCGTTTCTGTCAATGCATTTCTAAAAAAGCTAGATGCATGCGTCGATAATATGCTATCTAGAAAGCTAGGCATGGGCTCAGCCGGTGGGTATCATCATGCATGTGAAGCCGACCTGGCCACGATTATATCAGAAATTGATATTGACAACCAGATTGAACTAACTGTAAGAAATATTTTATTGAATGCAGTTATCAATGCAGAGAAACTGGCAGCTGGTTCTGGAATTATTGCTGTCATAGCATTTTTGGAACTTCGCAAAAGGCCAGAAAGCCAGACAGATCCAAATGCTCTGGTTGGACATACTCATGTTACCGATTTGAAAACTACAAAAGATATTCTAAAAAGAATATTTGGGGTTGACAATAAGCTATATCATATGATCCTTAAGGCATGTGATATAGCTGGTCATAATGGTAGTATATACATTAATAATATTCCCAAAGATACATCATATATTGAGCTAACATCCGGTTACCGATTTTCTTGTCACATGGATAAAAGCTTCGAGGCAGCTGCCAAAATAACTAAGTGGAATAGATCACATGTTCGAGCATTTATAATTGATGGTATTATAGAGACGGTGGGGGAAATAAATCATATCTTAGAATATATGTCTGAGTCCAAGGAAGCCGGAATTATATTTGCAAGAGGGTATTCAGAAGAAGTTATAGCCACATTAGCAGTTAATGCTAAAAGAAAGACCCTTGATATAGTACCAGTAATTGTCCCCTTTGATCTACAGGGGATGAATATGTTAAAAGATATTGCAGTTGTGTGTGGATCCGATGTAGTTTCATCTCTTAAAGGTGAGCTAATTTCTTCTATAGAAATTGATACAATCCCTGTTATAGATTTTGTATTAGCTGATATGGCTCATATTATTATTGAGCACCCGCCAACCCAACGCTCGGCCAGGGTACACTTAAAAAATCTTAAAACACGTATAGAAAAAGAGAATAGTGAAGATAAGATTAAGCTGTTAAATGATAGGGTCAAAGCGTTGGCTTCAAATTGTGTAGAAGTATCTTTTGGAACAGAATATTCTAAGAATATACAGCTGGCCGTCAGTCGCTTTGAGGCGGGAATTCGAATGACGGCAGAAATAGCTAGGTCTGGTATCATTGAACTACAGGGCAAAAAGCTAGATCAACAACATGTTGCATCACATGTATTTCAAAAACTAATTGACTCGAATTATTCCTACGTTTCCGCCATGGCTATGCTTCATGGGATCCAGGCTGGATGTAATGCAAAACAGTTTATTGATACAATAGGCGCATTCATTCTACAGGATCACTAGAACGTTTTTTGTTTACTAGTACCCCTTCCATGATATGGTTTGATAACCGTGGAGGTATATTATGGATACAAAAACTGAAGCAGCTGTAATGCAATGTTTCTTCGCAATCAAAGATATGGTAACGTCTTCAGTCGGAGAGACACTAGTCGGATCAAATAATTTAAGTGATGAAGATGTGAGATACATACTTCAGACATTATCACAATCTTTAGATACTGCTATTGATAGAACATCTGGTACAGTTCATAGTCTTCTTAACAAATAGAGGGTCAAATGATAGGCACAAAACATATTGTTGAGTGTCACTGTGTATTGCCACAATACCGGTCACGCAAGGAACCGGTATATCATAAGTTTATGGTATTTTCAATTATTGATGATAGCGACACAGTAATACCGAAATATGCACAATGTAATAATTGTGGTGTTGTACATAAGATATATGATATTTGCAAGTCAGAAATTCTTGCAGGAAAAGATGAAATTCGTACTCTTTGTACGATTGATGATATATCGTTAACAATACCAGAGGATATTAGGGGTGTCCTAGAATCATATCAGGTAGACTTACCAATATGGGAACAGGTGCAATTTATTTTAAGAAATAAGAAATGGGGAGAACAGATTTTGCTAAGTAAAGAAGATCTTAATGATGAAATACAGGGAAAGATGTTAGTCATTGATGGTCTTGAACAGGGGCAGATTCGGATTGAACCATTTATTCAAAAAGCATGGATAGGTTAGTATGGATAAAGCAACAAAGTATGGAAAACTAGAGAAGGAGACGGCTGTTGAAGACCGAATAAAGGCCAGGGATATCGTACAAGAGGTCCTTAATTTTGGTGTGTCACAGCAACAAATCCTTTATATTGCATACTTATTAGCACTTGAACTAGAGGATAGAGATGCTATGTTAACAATTTCAAGTTCTATCAAGCAATTGTTGGAACGTGTTGGCGACGACGAAGAAGAAGAGACTAAGGATACTACCCCTTCGGGGATTTTAACAACATGAGAGGTAAAAATGAGTAACTCAGTATTAGATAAGTGGAATGAAATCAAGGTACTTGTAGAAAGTATAGAGCTTGATGTTCATAAAAACGCCGGTGGCAATGCGTCTGCTGGTGTTCGAGCTCGGCGAGGCCTTCGTCTTTTAAAGACAGAAGTTGCCGGGCTAATTAAACAAACGATTCAGGTAGAAAAAGCAAAGAAGGGTTGATATTATATTCTAAGTGTGTAATTCCATGGGGGCGAAACGGTCTCGACGGGGTGGCAAAGGGTGAAAGTGCAAGTAACCAACGGTAACACATGGTTTGATAGTGTTGCAAACTATAATTGCTAACGATAACGTTGCATACGAATACGCACTAGCTGCGTAAACGCGGGGTTGCTGATAGACCTTGTTACCCAACATCAGATAAGCGGCTTGGCTCCGCCGAAATAAACTAGGTCAAAAATGGTTACCCTATTTGTAATAGGTGGGTTCTGATGCTTAATAGGAATGGTGGTTTTTTGAGATACTTTGTCAGTTTAGAGAAACTGTCTAAACTTGTGAACGACTTAAATTTGGACCTATTTCGGACGCGGGTTCGACTCCCGCCGCCTCCACCATTGGTTGGGTAATATGGGTAGCAGCATAAAGGGAATGCTTCCTAAAATAAAAAGGGCAGCATCTTCCCACCATGAACCAAGAAAAGGAAATACAGGGCAAAAAAATATAGTTGAACCTACATATATAGAGGAATCCGTTAATCCGGATCATGAAACGATAGAGGAAAAAATTATGAGTACTATTGATAATAAAGATAATGAGCCTGCAGATGATACATACATCAACCCTGCAGAAGATAGTTGGGACTTTATCGGAGGAATGGACGATGATGTTGCAGCCGATGAGCGTCTTTTACCGGACAACAAAGCACCATCTGCATTAAATTGTGGGTTCATAGGTGTTGGTGGAGGCGGAGGAAAGTTAGCTAAAGCTTTTCTTGATCTTGGGTTCACTAAAACTGTTGTTGTTAATACCACGGAGAAAGATCTTCCTGGTGGGATTGATAAGGAACATGTCGTTATTATCCCCGGAGCAGATGGCGTTGGTAAGGATGTAAGTCTTGGAAAAAAGCTGCTTAAAGAAAACAGTACGCTTGTCGAAGATGCATGCCGATCCAGGCTGGGATCTGTTGAGTGGCTATTTGTACTAGCCGGCGGAGGTGGTGGTACCGGATCTGCATGTGCTGCACTAAATGATTCTCTATCCAGATACCTTAAGTCTGTAGAGTCAAAGGGCAGGGTTGTGTATATCATTACAAAACCTACAGCACAGGAATTACTTAATCCTACAATTGCAACAAATTATGCAGAAATATCAAAAGACTTAAAGGATACACCTCATATTGTAATTGATAATGAACGCCAATTACAATTGTTACGAGGCAAGGTTGGTATGTTGAACATGTTCCCAGCTGCAAACTCAACATTTGCAAAACTCTTCCACCAGGTACTACGCCTCGCAAGTGAAAGTTCTTCTATCTCAGCATTTGATTCGAATGATTTAGAGAGATGTTTGAGTACAGCTGGAAGGATATTCCTTGGCAGTACTGTTATAAGGGACACAGGAGGACGAGATTTAGGCGCACAGGTCCTTCAAGGTTGTGTTAAGGGGTCACCATGTGCTGGACCAAAAGGGTCTCCAGAGACCGGTGTGTTACTATTGTTGGTAACGTCTCTCATGGCATCGGATCCGGATATCAGTAAGCGTCTAGAGTCAGCAACGGCATATGTCGGAGGGCGTGCAAATACGCTTTTTTCGGGTGTGTACGTTAAAGATTCAATTCCTGGACTCATTGCACTTACCATGTTCGGTGGTATGAAAGACTAATCTTTTACTTCTGTTAATTCTTGTTTATTCAATAGTTTCTTAAAGATAAGTTTCTCTATCTGGCATATCCTCATACGTGTTACGCCGAAGAGATCCCCTATTTCCTGAAGGGTATGTTCCCCCTCACTTGCTGCAATCATAATACAGTTTTTACAGTCTGGAGCATCATGCCAGTACTTGCATGATCTTTTTTCGCACTGTACTTCATATTTTTTATGTTCCGCATGACAGGTCGTGTCCTGTATTATACTGTCTTTTTCCTTGTTTTTATTCATACTTTCACCTCATAACGTGCCCTCAATTTGAGCGTACTTCAAAGCTCAGACATATTTAACACAAGACAATAATAACGATAATGATTGAATTGGATATGTGCTCTGAACGTAACGGTCTAAAAATTGATGAGTAATCGAAAGATTTTAGTAGTTGATACATCCGT